CGCGGAATATGAACCTAGAACTAGCCGCAGAACTGTGCCGCCGGTTTGAAGGCTATCGGGCCAAGCCGTACCTTTGTCCGGCTGGTGTGGCTACGATTGGCTATGGTTCTACCTACTACGCAGACAAGCGCAAAGTGACTTTAGAAGACGCACCGATGGATGAACCTACGGCAAGGGCGCTTTTGATGATTGAGCTTGAGCATACATACCTGCCCGGTGTTCTGCGTAATTGCCCCGGCCTGATTACTGATGTTCGTAAGTGCAATGCCATCGTGGACTTTTGTTATAACTTGGGCACAGGACGCTTGCAGACTTCCACGTTAAAGAGGAAAATCAATGCCAATGATTGGGAAGGGGCAAAGGAACAACTGATGCTCTGGACTAGAGGTGGCGGCAGGGTGTTGCCGGGGCTTGTAAAACGGCGCATTTCTGAGTGCGCCCTACTGGATTGACCAATGCCATTAAAAAAGATTCTATTCAGGCCGGGGGTTAACCGGGAAAATACACGGTACGCATCCGAGGCTTTGGGGTCTGTCAATTCAGGCACTAACGTGGCCGGTGGCTGGTATGAGTCTGAAAAGGTTCGCTTCCGTTCTGGAACCCCTGAGAAGATTGGCGGCTGGCAACGCATCTCATCTTCTGTATTCCAAGGCGTATGCCGTTCTTTGTGGAACTGGGTAACGCTTGAGAACTACAACCTTATCGGTGTGGGTACTAACTTAAAGTTCTACATTGAAAAAGGCGGCGCGTACAACGACATCACGCCAATCCGAGAGACAGCATCACTTGGAACCAATCCGTTTAGCGCCAATGGCACAACAACGGTTACAGTTACTGACGCTACGCACGGCTGTATTACAGGCGACTTTGTAACGTTTACTGGTGCTACTGGTACATACGCATCTACTTTAAACGCAGAGTTTCAAGTCACTGTCTTGACTGGTAATACCTACACAATCACCACTCCCACGGCTTTGGCCGCAGGTTCTTACGGTGGTGCATCAGTTGTTGCGGCTTATCAAATTAACACTGGTTCAGCCATTGAGATTCCACTGACAGGCTGGGGCGCTGGTACATGGGGAACTGGCCCTTGGAGTGTTGGTATTCCATCCACCACAGAGACAAACATCCGTATCTGGAGCCAGAGTAACTTTGGTGAAGACTTAATCTTTGGCCCCCGAAGCGGAGCTATTTACTACTGGGATGCCACCACTGGGGTTGAAACTCGCGCAGTGGCTTTGACATCTCTTGCTGGATCATCTGACTGCCCGACCATCCAGAACTTTATATTTGTTTCTGACATTAGCCGTTTTGTATTTGCTTTTGGCTGTAATGACTATGGTTCAGCAATACAAGACTCCATGCTAATTCGCTGGTCGGATCAGGAGTCGCTGACAAACTGGACACCAGCAGCTACAAATCAAGCAGGTAGCGTTCGGTTCTCTCATGGATCTGAGCTAGTTACTTGCTTACAAACCCGTCAGGAGATTGTGGTTTGGTCTGATTCTGCGCTGTATTCTTTGCAGTATGTTGGCCCGCCAGCCGTATGGCAGTCACAACTTTTGGGTGACAACATCTCTATTGCATCCCAAAATGCAGCGGCCACAGCTTCCGGCCTTGTGTTCTGGATGGGTGTAGATAAGTTCTACAAATACGATGGCCGTGTACAGACTCTGCGCTGTGACCTGCGCCAGCATATCTTTAGCAACATCAATACCTTACAGGCTGGTCAGATTTTCTCTGGGACTAACGAAGGCTTTAATGAAGTTTGGTGGTTCTATTGCTCTGCTAACAGCACGGCTATCGACAGATACGTTGTCTACAACTACTCAGAAGACATCTGGTACTACGGCTCAATGGCACGAACAGCTTGGCTTGACTCCGGCTTAAGAGACTACCCATTAGCTGCAACGTACTCCTATAACTTGGTCAACCACGAGCAAGGTAACGATGACAATGAGACTGGTACGCCAACAGCTATTGCGGCTTCTATCGGTTCTTCACAGTTTGACATTGATGACGGCCATAATTTTGGCTTTGTGTGGCGTGTCATTCCTGACTTGACTTTCAGGAACTCTAGTGGTGACTTGACTCCTCAATGCACCATGTCACTGATCCCATATCAGAACTCTGGTTCTGGCCCGAATGATCCGCAGTCTGTGGCTGGCAGTAGTAACGCTGTTATCCAGAGAATTGCAACAGCACCTGTTGAGGAATTCACAGGTCAGGTGTACATTCGGGTGCGTGGCCGTCAGATGATCTTTCAAGTTGAATCCAATAGACTGGGCACATCTTGGCAGTTAGGCGCTCCAAGGATTGACATTAAATTAGATGGCAGACGAGGTAATACATGATTGTTACGTCTGAGTTTGAGCTATCAAGGGTTGCGGCTCCTAACTTACCTCTGTCTCCTAAAACCTATAATTCTGACTACCATGAGCAGTTAAACAATGTCTTGCGTCTGTACTTTAACCAGTTAGACAAGATTCTTGCTCAATTAAGAACAGACGGGGCTATTGATCCTAGCAACATTAACGTACCTAATGGGCTATTCTTTAATACCGCAGATCAGACGCTTGCCGCCGTAAACACAGGTTATCCCATCACGTTTAACCAGACTTATCTAAATAACTATGTGGCACTACAGTCTGGCAGCACGTCTAAGATTGAAGTGGCTGTTGCCGGTGTGTACAACTTCCAGTTGTCGGCTCAGTTAAAAAGCACCAACGCATCAGCCAAAGATGTACAGATTTGGATACGCCGCAACAACGTTACGATTGGTTATTCGGGGCACAGATACACGATTGAAGGTTCAGATAACCACATGAATGTTGTTTGGATATTTGACATTGATTTAGCTGCTAATGAATACATTGAGATGTACTGGGGCGCAGACGATACAAACGTAACGATGGAAGCTATTGCCGCATCTGCCCCATATCCTGCTGTTGCTTCGGCAGTAATGGCTGTAAACTTTATTGCGCGGTTGCCTGACCCCCGCCCAACCCCTCCTCCTTAAGGATGTAACATGGCTCAATTTACAGATGCCCAAATAAAAGAATATGTAACGGCAAACATAGGCAATCCACAGGCTATTGCTGACGCAGCTCAACAGTACGGCGTATCAGCCGCAGACTTATCTCGCGCTACCGGATATGACGTTGGGACTGTTGGTAGCTACTTTAGTAACGCTGGCATTAATTTTGGTCAGCCAGCTCCGCAAGCTACTACGCCAGCACCTGTTACACCACAACCGCCTATACAGCCAACGTACACAAGTACTGATGAACAAGGCACTCCAATTTATGAGCCGGCTTATCAGCCACCACTTCCACCTCAACCGCCTGTTTACCAAGAGCCACCTCCACAAACCACATATTTAGAAGGTTATAGAGGCACCCCAACAAACTTTGTTGATCCTAAAACGCAAGGGCTTCCGCAGGCGGCAACTGGATTTTACAATCCCGTTATTCAACCCCCGGAAGCAGCTACCTACGATCCAAATGCAGTACAACGAAGAATTATTGACGAAGAGCGTAAACGTAATCTTGAGGGTGGTCTTGCATCATTAGGCGCTGGTTTGCCCGGGGCATCTAATGCTGGCGCATCTCCCGCGCCTGTACCTTTGGGTGATGGTACGTTTAAAACACGCGGTGGCACGATCATTGACAAAGATGGCCGTCCTGTAGCGCAAGGCACAACTCTTGCGCCTGTTACTCCACCGCCTCCATTACCCCCAGTTCAAAGCCGTAACGACATCATCAAGAGCTACGTTGCAGACATCCTTGGCAACAAGGACATGACGCAGTTTGAGAAGACCAACAACATCATGGAGGCGGCTCAGAAAAATAGCGTCACCACCAAAGAGCTCCAAGACTTGTACGGCAAAGACACTGTAGACAAGTATCTGAAGGACTACGGCACCGAGATGAAGGGGTACATCACCGCTACTTTGGGTGATAAAACCAAGTCAGACTTTGATAAGGTGGCTGTAATCAATCAAGCCGCTAACAAGTACGGTCTGGATGCCAACGAGATTGCCCAGTATTCAGGCCTAAATAAGAAGGGCGTGGATCAAATGTTTACGGCCTTTGATACAGGTCTGGCCGGCATCGTTAAGAATCTATCGGCACCCACAGTCAGTGACTTAGACAAGACCAAGGGCGCTTTATCCCTCCAGGCTAAGTATGGCATCTCTGATGACCAGCTGGCCAAGGCTATTGGTGGGAATATCACTGGTAAAGACGTAGCCGCATACCTTGAGCCCGTCAAAACCTTTGGCACCAAGCTCCAAGACCTAACGTCTGACCAAACCAAGACGGCTTCAGACATCCAGACGTTTCTTGATAAAGCCAAGAAAGACCCACGCATTCAGGGTTTGTACGGATTAGCCATTGATAAAGTACAAAAGGCTGTGCCGATCCTTGGCTTGCGTGACTCTATCGCTGGTAATGGGACTCCCGAACAGTTAGCTAAAGGCTATACAGACTTTGTGGCCGCTGTTAATTCAGACCCAGCTTTGAAGGAAAAGTACGGCGCCCAAGCTGATGCCATTGATAAAGTGGCAAAGATGTCCCAGCGTATTGCTGACGAGAAGTTTGGCGGCAAGCTCCAGCCACATATGTTCCAGACGTTCATTGGCCTTGACCAAAAGACTCTTGGCGATGTTCCAAAACAACTTGAGACAACCAAACCAGAGACTAAGACTATTACTGATAACGAGGGTCAAACCCAGACTTATACAGTTCCGGGTCAGGTCAAAGACACCAAAGGTTTAGAGCCCGTCTACACTACCACTGGTAGTGGTGAAGATGCTACGCAACAATTAACAGGCTACACAAAGCCAGTCAAAACTGCGGCTGGTGTGATTGTTGATGCTCAATATGATGCAAACGGCACTCTAACCGGCTACCGTGGCAGACCCGAAGACAAGGTCTGGCCAGCTCACAGGGTTGGTATTACTGGTGTTTGGGACGCTGAAGGTAAAGCCAAACCCGAACAGCGCGTAGAGACTCCCGGCTTTGCTAAGAGTATGCTTCAAGACATATCAGCTCTTGGCCCAATTGGTCAGCTTGCAATAGCGGCGGCTACTGGTGGGCTAGGATCTTTAGCAACTGGTGCGTTATCAAGCGCACTAGGGCCAACGCTTGCTAGAGTTGTGGGCTCCGGACTGGTTGGTGGAACCATGTCTGAAATTGGTGGTGGTAAGTTTGGTAAGGGCTTTTTAACTGGTGCTACTGGCGCTGGAACAAACGCGCTTGCTCAGAACTTTATGCCAACAATTAACACTGGTAATGCTTTTGCGGATCAGTATTTAACCAAAGCGCTTCCAAACCTTGCTACATCTACGATTGGTGCGGCACTGAACAAGCAAGATATAGGTCAAGCCGGCATATCTTCACTGTTAAATACGGGCACAAACATGGCTACAAGTAGCTTGATTAACAGTGCCATGCCCGATACACTGACGCCTGAAATGCAGAAGATGTTTACAGGGGTAAGTGGACAGCTTTTGTCAAGCCTATTACAGGGTCAATCGCCAGATATTCAGAAGGCGGTTATGAGCACAATTATGCAAAATGCGATGAGTCCATCAAAGACCACCGCCAAGGAAAAGGGGTAAGCCATGGGTGATTTTTCTTTTGAAGACTTTAACTTTGGTAGCGGCAACGAAGAGTATGACTTTTCCGGCTTAGATGAAATTGGACTTGGGACTGACGTACAAGAATTAGACTTGTCTAGTTTGTTTAGTGGCGGTGATAGTGGCGGTGTAGATTTATCAGCTTTAGACATTGGCCCTGAAGCCTTTGACATCTCTAGTTTGCTGGGCGGTGGTGACGGCAGAGAAATTGATTTCAGTAACATTGCGGGTGACTTTGGTGAAAGCCTTGGTATAGATACTACAGGACTAGATGCTGGTGATACGTTTGATTTATCAGCGTTAACAGATTCAGGTGATGGAGAA